CAAATGGTCAAAGATGGTTTGAAATTACAAGTAATAACGAAGTTAAAAAAGAAGAAGAATGTCCATTTTAGAACTTAGAGAATATCAAAAACAATATGTAGATGAATTGCAAAATTCATTTAAGAAAGGAAATAAAAAAATAGTTTTATGCGCTCCAACAGGTTCTGGCAAAACTGTTATGTTTTCTTACATGTGTAAAAACGCTTTTACAAAAAACAAAAAAATACTTATTTTAACAGATAGGAAGGAGTTGTTTTCTCAGTCAGATAGCGTATTATTAAAGTTAGGATTAAAACCACAATTGATAAAACCTAATTCAAAGGTAGATTTAAACGAAAATCTATTTGTTGGAATGATTCAAACGGTAATGCGCAGGATTGAAATATTAAAAGAATGGATTGATAGTTTAGATTTAATCATAATTGACGAAGCTCATAAATCTATATTTGATGGATTATTTGATTACATAAATAAAAAAACGTATGTAATAGGTGCAACTGCAACACCACACCGAGAAGGAAAACAATTAAGTTTGGAAAAGTTTTACGATGATATTATACAAGTTATAGATACCCCCGACTTAATTGACAGTGGCAATTTATCAACTCCTGTTTCTTATGGCGTTAAAGTTGATTTAAAAGGTGTAAAAACAAAAGCTGGAGATTACGATGAGAAAAGCATGGCGGATAAATATTCTGAGATACAACTTTACCACGGTGTGTATGATAACTATACAAAAATTTGCAACGGTAAAAAAGCAATAATATTTGCACCAAGTAGGGATTCATCCGTTGAGCTTGTAAATTCATTTGTAAATAAAGGCCTAAATGCAAAGCATGTTGATTGTTACATGAATAATAGAGATGAAGTTATAGAATGGTTTGAAAATACACCTGGTGCAATTTTGTCAAACTACGGAATTTTGACAACGGGTTTTGATTGCCCAACTATTGAAGTTGTAATTTTATACAGGGCTACAAAGTCTTTGCCTTTATTTCTTCAAATGGTTGGACGTGGCTCGAGAGTTATGCCAACAAAAAATGAATTTACAATATTAGATTTTGGAAATAATATTCAAAGACATCACTATTGGGAAGCACCAAGGAAATGGAATTTAAAGAAAAAAGAAAAAAAAGAAGGTGCGGCACCAATAAAAGAATGTCCCGAATGTTGCTACCTTATGCCTGCAAGAATTATGGATTGTCCCGAATGTGGTCACGTGTTTGAAAAGTCAGAAAAAGAAAAAGAAGAAGACGTAATTGTAGAACTTCAAAAATTATCTTCAAACGCTTTAAAATCTAAAATACAAGGTGCAACATTTAAAGAACTTGAAATGATACAAAAAGCAAAAGGTTACAAAGTTTCATGGATATTCCACCAATTGAAAACAAAAGAAGATTATTTTGCTTATGAGAAATACATGGGCTATAAAAAAGGATGGGCAAACAGACAATTTAATTTAAAGTACAAATGAAAAGTGAATATAATTTAGTATATTTACATCTGTATTGTCGCTGATACATTAAGAACTTTTTAAATGCCTACTATGACGAGACAGCGACCTCCGATTAGTGGGCTTTTTTATTTTATGGAAATATGGAAAAAAATTAATGGATTTGAAAATTATGAAATTTCAAATTTAGGAGGAGTAAGAAGTATGTTAAAAAGACCAAATAAAAAAGGTTCTACGTTTAGGATATTAAAACCTTACAAAACAAAAAACGGATATATTGCAATAAGATTAACAATAGATAAGAAAGCTAAAAATTTACTTTTTCATAGATTAATTGCAATAACTTTCATAGAAAACACAAACAAAAAAACACAAGTAAATCATAAAAACGGAATCAAAACAGATAATAGAATTGATAATTTAGAATGGTGTACACCTTCTGAAAATGTAATTCATTCTTATGAGGTTCTAGAAAAAAATGTTTATTCTAGAAAATTAAATTATAGGCAAGTTTTAGATATAAGAACAGAATTAAAAAATTATAAATACGGAATGGTTTCATTAATAGCTAAAAAATACAATGTATCAAAAGATATAATAGGATTAATAAAAAAAAATAAAACTTATAAAAATGCAAAGTAAATTGGAGGACGCTATACAACAGGAAATAGTAATGTGGTATAGAAATAATTATTGTTTAAAGAAACATGATCCACGAAATTTAATTTTTTCAGTACCTAATGATTCAAAAGATGCAAAGGAACAAATGAGAAAAATTGCAACAGGATTGTTTTCGGGTGTGTCTGATTTAATTATGATACACTTTGGCAATGTGTATTTTATAGAAATAAAAACAGACGTTGGAAGGCAATCAGACAAACAAAAAGAATTCCAAACACTTGTTGAAAACCAAGGTTTCAAATATTATTTAATAAAAAGTTTAGAAAAATTTAAAGAAATAGTTGCAGATTAATTATTAATGATTATATTTGTAACATAAATTAAAACACACACACAATGAAAACAAACCTCAGAAAATTAGCATTGATCCTTCGGAAGGTAGACGCTAGCAAGTTCTTGTACATTAGCACATCAAGACATGATATTGTACTTGGAGCTATGAAACAAGACGTATTAATTGACGACTTAAATATAAATTGGGATTCAATTGAATACGATTTAGAAATGACAATCTTTAAGAAAAACAACGTTAAACTATTTGTATCATGAAAAATTTAATTAAAATACAGGCAGAGTTGAAATGTCCGAAAGGTTCATTCAACGCATTTGGGAAGTACAAGTATAGAAGTGCTGAACAAATATTAGAATCGGTCAAACCATTGTTAGATAAATACGAGGCTTTATTATTTATTTCAGATTCAATAATTGAGATAGGCAATAAGTTGTTTTTAAAGGCAACTGCAACATTTAAACACGAAGCTGAATCTATTGAAGTAAATGGTTACGCTGAAATGGGAGATCACAAAGGAATGAGTTCAGAACAGACAACAGGGACTGCATCAAGTTACGCACGCAAATATGCTTTGAATGGTTTGTTTTTAATTGACGAAACAGAAAGTGACCCTGACTCAAAAGCACCAACACCAAAAAAGAAAGAAACAATTACAGATGAGCGTTTGGCTGCTGCACTTACTAAAATCAAAGATGGGTCTTACACAATGGAAAAATTAAAAGAGAAGTTTGAATTAACCGCTAAACAATTAGAGTTATGTTAGAAAAATCACTATACAAAATAAATGCTGAATACATGGAGTTATTTGGCAGAATAGAAATGGCTGAGGGTGTGTTGACACCAGAGTTGGAAGAAGAGTTAATCATTAACAAATCGGAATTAGAAGTTAAGTCTATTGCTTATGTTGAAGTTATCAAGCAGAGAGAAAGCTTAAACGATAGAATAGACGATGAAATTAAGCGATTACAAGCGATTAAAAAGCACAATGATACATTGGTATCAAGACTTAAATCAAATCTCTTACAAGCCGTAAATATATTTGGTAATTATGATGCAGGATTCTTAAAATTTAGCACTCGAAAATCTAAACAAGTAGTTGTTGATTACGATGTAAATGAATTGCCAAAGCAATATAAAACGGTTAAAGTAACTGAAACAGCAGACAAGGTGGCAATAAAAAAAGCAATCGAAAGCGGACAAGAAGTTTATGGTTGCAGATTAGTAGAAAACATTAACTTAGCAATAAAATGAATGATTTATATTATGAATCCAATATTGAGATTCAGCAATTAGAAAATGAAGAGTTAGAATATTATTTAAAAACATTATGAAAAGAAGTATAGTTGACTTTAGCGACATACCTATCGATGAGATACGGATGCGGTTAAAGTACCAGAAGAAAAAGTATAGCGTGACAGAGTGCGTCAAAGAGGCGTTTAGAATAGCAAACCAAAAAATAAAAGAAGATGAAAGCAAGTGAATTAAGAATTGGGAATCATATACAATGTTTAGATGAAATTTTAACTGTAGAATATTTAGATAAATTGCTTGTTAAAGGTAATTATCATAGAGATGCAGTTTGGAATACAAGTGTTCAATTAAAACATTGCAAACCAATACCACTAACTGAAGAGTGGTTATTGAAGTTTGGGTTTGAATCAGATGGTATAGAATGGTGGAATGGAGTTTTAAGTTTAGGTATATACAAAGATGGTTTGTACTATTGCCCAACTGAAGATATACATTATAGACTTGGAAAAGAGTTTAAATATGTTCACCAATTGCAAAATTTACATCACGCATTAACAGATGAAGAATTAACAATAAAATAAAAGAAGATGAAAAACGAAATGAAATTTAACGGAAAAATTACCAACATTTTAGAAATGATTGAAGTAGGAGCAAACAAAAAGATTGAGTTTGTAGTAACAGAAATAGAAGTGCAATACCCTCAATCAGTAAAGTTTGGAATCTTTGGGACGGACAAAGTAGATAAGTTTATCCAATACAACAAGGTTGACCAAGAAGTTGAGGTGTTGTTTAACTTCAAGACTAACGAGTGGCAAGGGAAGTATTTTACGTCAATAGATGCGTGGAGAGTAAATAAAGTTGAATCAACAGAACCATTTTAGTTATGTTTAAAGTAGGAGATAAAGTATATAATTACCAATATGGTTGGGGAATTGTAAAGGAAGAATTAACTAGGTATATAATGGTTGTTTTTGATAACGACAAAAGTGTATCAGTTCCATTCTATAAAGACGGTAAAGAAACACCAAGAAGCGAGCATCCAACACTCTCATTCACAGAGTACACCTTACAAGGTTTTAGTCAAGAAATGCAGAGACCTTTAGGAGTTCCAAGACCCTTAAAAGTAGAAAATGTAGACATTAAAAAACTTTGGAATACGTGTGAGGATTTTATAAGTTTTTTAGAAAGCGATGAGTATCATGAAGACAAAATAGAAAACTATGTTAATGATGTGTTTGGAAAAGCAATGTCAGCAATATACGGTAAAGACATATTTAATTATATAAATAGTAAAATAGAATGAATAAAGACGTTAAAAGCCTTGCTGACTTAAGCGAGGCTAAACGCCAGCAGGCGATTGAATACTACAAACACATAGCACACGCGACTATGCTTTGCCAATCTGCTTTGCATTCATTAGACGATGTATCTGATAATATATTTCACAAGCGCGAGATTAAGCAAACTATAAATGCATTCATTACAGGAGTTGAAAGGTTCGCGGTTACCTTTGTAGAGAACAACAACGAGACAATGGCTCAGAGTTACTCGAATATTATCAAGCAGATTGACGATTTCAAAGAAAATATTAAAGTTCAGATACAATGATTTCAAGAAACAACAAGAACAGGCAACGCTGGATGATAGCAATGCAGTTTGATGTCGACCGTTGGAAGTTTAGAGAGAATCGGGTAGGAGTAAAGAATGTAGGTAGATTAATTAGAAAAGCATTTAATAATAAGTACGATGACAACAATTAAAGAAGAAATAGAGCAGTTGAAAGGAATGTTAACAGGAGATTTATTTCAGGATTTAGAAACTCACCAAAAGATTTATGACTTGAAAAAACAATTGAATCCAGAAATAGTAGAAAATCCTGAATTAGATGATGATTTTTTTACTTGCGAAGCATGTGGTAGTTAAATAATTTGTATATTTGTAAAGCGGGATAGGTTAGAGGTAATTAGCTAACTGAAAAGCGAAGTGTTTACGTCTTCCCGTTTTCTTTTAAACACGTTATTAAACACTAAAAATAATGGAAGAAATTTGGAAAGATGTAATTGGATACGAGGGATTGTATCAGGTATCTAATTTAGGTAATGTAAAAAGTTTGCCTAAAGAATGGGTATGTGGAAAAGGTCAAACACTAAAACATAATGGTAAAATATTAAAAGTTTTTAAGAATAATTGTGGATATTACATTGTAGGATTAAATAAAGACAATAAAAGAAAACCGTTTTCTGTGCATAGTATTGTAGCAAAATCTTTTTTTAATTATAATAACTCATTAGTTGTAGATCATAAAAATGATATCAAAACAGATAATAGAGTTGAAAATTTACAATTGATTACTCAACGCGAAAATTCACGAAAAACACAAGGTAGTTACTCAAGTAAATACAGGGGGGTTAGTTGGGCTAAAATGAATAATAAATGGAGAGCTCAAATAGTAATAGATAGAAAAAAAATAATGTTGGGTTATTTTAAATGTGAGTTAGCAGCATCAGTTGCATATCAAAACAAATTAAAAACATTATGAGAAAAATTTGTTTTAGCTGCAAGCGAAATCTACCCTTGTTTTTGTTTTTAAAAGACGATTCAAAATACCAAGTCAAAGCAGAAAAAGGCAAAACAAAAGTATGTAGGGTGTGTAATATAAAGCGAAGTTTAAAAACAAATAGTATCTTTGCAAGGGTAGATGGGAAGTTTATAACAATAGAAAAAAGTAAGATTCAAATAATAAAACACTTTTTAAAATGAAGATAAAAGTTAGTACAAGAGTTGTTTTTATATTCAAGAACCACGTTGTTAAAGTACCCATTTCATTGCGTGGGTACTTACAATGTTTACAGGAACGCGACCTTTGGGATAAGTACAAAGATTTAAACTTATTAGGTGAACTTTACAGTTACAAACGTGGAATAATCAGAATGAAACGATACGACCCTGTTAAAGCAGTTGACCACTATGATATAGCAAATGTAAAAAAAGCTATTAAAGAGCTTGATATTGATATGTGCGACCTTTACAACAAAGCAAACTGGGGAGAATTAAACGGTAAAAGATACCTAATTGATTATGGTATCAATGAAGAGATATCAAAAATGTATAATTTATGAATGAGTACCAGATAAAATTTAAGGATGAACAACACACAATATTAAGTCCAAAAAACATTGAAGAGGTTGTTTATATAATAGAAGAAATTTCAAAGACTACTAAGTTTTTAATGTTTAAATGTATTCAAGAAGACCATCCACAAGGATTTTCAAAAGAATATACAATATTTATAAAACCAAGTGAAATATATTACATATCATGAAATTAAGATGTATAGAAAAATACTTTGCTAATTTTACATACGGTAAAGTTTACGAAGTTGTAGGGCAAACAAAGAGTTATATTTGGGTGATAAACGACAAAGGGCAAGACCATCAGTTTGACACTATCGAAAACTACTTTGAAGTAGTTACAGATAACGCACCAAGTTATTACAATAATGAGAAAGGTAGCTTGTACAAGTTTGCAGAAGACCATGAGTTAAACGCATACGAATTTGATTTAGTTAAGCGTTTAGTAAGATGCAGAAAAAAAGGTAACTTTGTACAGGATTTAGAAAAGACAAAGTATTTAATTGATTTATATTTAAAAGAATGGAACGAGAAATAATCAACTGGGCTAAAGCTCGTAAATTAGACAACCCTGACAACAAGTTTCAACAGCTTGCAAAGGTTATGGAGGAAGTTGGGGAGTTATCCTCTGCAATACTAAAGCGAGATATTTCAGAAACGATTGATGCGCTTGGAGACACTTACATTACACTTGTTATATTAGCTAATCAAATGGGCTATTCACTTGAAGATTGCGCTAATCGTGCATTTAAAGTTATTGAATACCGAAAAGGCAAAACCGAAAACGGAACGTTCATAAAAGAGTAGCATGAATTTAAAAGAGATCGCGCAGTATCATGATGAATGGGTACGAATAGTAAAACGCTTTGGAGCCAAGACCGATGCTGAAGACATTGTACAAGATATGTACATTCGTTTTCACAAGTACGGTAAAGGTCAAGTAGTAACCAAGTCATTCATTTGGATAATGCTGCGAAACTCTTTTTATGACTCATGCAAGCGTAATGTTTCAATGGTCGACATCGACCTACTGGTTGACCTATCAGAAGATGAAAACAACAAAACCTATGAAATAGAGTTATACTATCAGAGCGTGGAAGATGAAATAAAAACATGGGAGTGGTTCGACCAACAACTATTTTTATTATATTTGCGAAGCGGAAAAAGTATGCGTGAACTTGAAAAAGAAACTAAAATAAGTTTGACTTCTATTTTTCACACTATTAAAAAATGCAAAAGAAAACTAAAGATATGGCAAAAAGATCAAAAGGATTTGGCGATACAGTAGCTAAGTTTACTGAAGCAACAGGGATTGACAAAGCTGTTAAATTCATTGCAGGGAATGATTGTGGCTGCGATAAACGTAAAGAAGTATTAAACAAACTATTCCCTTACAAAACACCTGAATGTTTAACAGAACCTGAGTACAAGCTATTGGAAGAGCTATTACCTCAAATTTCTGTTAAGATTAAACCATCACAACAAATTGAATTCTTAAAGGTTTACAATAGAGTATTTAAAACAAACGAGAGACCAACTTCATGTGCTAGTTGTCTAAACGATATGTTACGTAAAGTTAGAATAGTTTTTAATGAGTATAACAAAGAGTCATTTCCCGAAGGGCAAGGCGGTTTTTTAGGATGATTACAATAGCGAAATTTGTTGGACTTATAACATTAGGCAGCTTGATTTTTTGGACTGCCTATTTTTATTTAATAGATAATGGGAAAAAATAAATACATAGAAACACCTGAGAAATTATTTAAGTTCTTTAAAGAATATGAAAAAGAGGTTAAATCTAACCCCAGAACAGAACACGTATTTATAGGAAAAGAGGGCATTTCAGAACGTAAAGAACTTGAAAGACCTTTGACAATAGAGGGGTTTTATGAATTTGTTTGTGATCATGAAGACACTAAATTTGATACTGACAACCCTGACCTAAGTGATTATTTTGAAAATAAAGACAATAGATACTCTGAATATATCCGTATCTGTTCACGTATAAAGAGAAGAATTAGACGTGACCAAATAGAAGGCGGTATGGTAGGGCAGTATAACGCTAGTATTACACAGCGTTTAAATAATCTTACTGAAAAGATTGAGAATTCAAACTTAAATAAAGAAGTACCACTTTTCCCAGATGTTCAAGAGAACGACAGCAATTAATAAGATACTTCAAATGAAAGCTCGTAAAAGAGTTATTCAAGGCGGTACAAGTGCAGGAAAAACGTATGCTATCATTCCTATATTAATTGATAAAGCATTAAAGAAAGGAAGGTTAAAAATTACGGTTGTCGCGGAAACTTTGCCAGCAGTAAAAGAAGGAGCTTTAGACATCTTCAAAACAATAATGGAAGATACAGGAAGGTGGATTGATTCTAATTGGAATGCTTCAAGTTTAACCTATACATTTGGGAATAAAACAAGAGTACAATTTAAATCATTTGATACCGAAGGCAAAGCCAAAGCTAGTGGTAAACGTGATATTTTGTTTTTAAACGAAGCCAATCATATTGCTTTTCCAATAGCAGATGCTTTAATAATTAGGTCGATTGAAACGTATATTGACTTTAATCCTGACAATGAATTTTGGGTGCATACAGAGGTGCTACCAGAACACAATAGCGAATTTCTATTGCTTACTTACTTAGACAATGAAGGGCTTTCAAAAGAAACACTAGAGGATTTATTAATAAAAAAGAAGAAATCAGAGACTTCTAGTTATTGGGCTAATTGGTGGAGGGTTTATGGTGAGGGGCAAATAGGAAGTTTAGAGGGTGTTATATTCAATAATTGGAAAACTATTGATAATATACCAGACGAAGCTCGATTGATAGGTTACGGGCTTGATTTTGGATATAGCAATGACCCGACCGCAATAGTAGAAGTATACAAGTACAACGACCAAAGGGTATTAAATGAAATATGCTATAATAAAGGTTTAAGTAACTCGCAAATTGCAAAGTATATTACAACTAAGCTGCCTTGTTATTGTGATTCAGCAGAGCCAAAATCAATAGCAGAATTAAGAATGTACGGTATAAATGCTTACGGTGTTACCAAGGGGGCAGACAGTATTAATTTTGGTATACAAATAATGCAAGAAGAAAGTTATTTGGTAACAAGTAAATCACTAAATTTGGTAAATGAATTACGTAAATATGCGTGGGACAAAGATAAAAAAACAGGGGCTAAATTAAATAAGCCAATAGACTCTTTCAATCATATAATTGACAGTACAAGGTATCACGAAATGGAAACAATAGGTTTAAAACGAAATAAAGGTAAATATGGAATCAGGTAAAACTTTAAGACAAATGATTAATGAGAGCAGTGCAAAGGTTGTAGATGCTTATAAAGACGAATACGGAGACAATTGGAAATTTCAATGTGTTGAGTCAATCGATAATGAAGTAGCGAAAGCTGAAGCGTCATTGAAGTATTGGAAGGGCGTAAGGGCTAAAGTAATGGTGGCAAAATGAAAGGATTAATAAAATCAAATAACAAAGGAGTTAATATAATTACCGATGGTTTAATAATAGGAGAATTTAAAGAGGCACCTAAATATATTTATAGAGACAACAAAAAAGTAAAAATAACATTCAAAGAATATGAAAGCTATTGTGCTGATGGTTGTTGTTTTGATTACGGTACAATAACCAAGGTTAACGGTGAAACATTAGATTGTCACAATCAAGATACTGAAACAATAGTTAAAGGTATTCTTGAAAAGTTAGGTTATGAAGTAGAAATAGAAAGTATTTATGAAGATTGAAATTGACATCCCTTCCAACCTATCCGAAATAAGTTTAGATAGATACCAAAAGTACATGATAACACTGAACAACTCAGACGACAAAGAGTTTGTATTTCAAAAGATGATTGAAATATTTTGCGGTCTTGAATTAAAGGAAGTTGTTAAGATGAAAGCATCGACCGTTATTGAGTTGGTGCAACACTTTGATAAAATATTCAACGAAAAGAAAAAGTTCAAGAATAGATTTAAATTGAACGGTGTGGAGTTTGGATTTATTCCAGACCTTGAGGAAATATCTTGGGGGGAATATATCGACATAGAATCTAACATCGGGGACTTTCAAAATATACACAAAGCATTGGCGGTTATGTATAGACCAATTGTAAAGGACGTTAAAGGAAAATATGAGATAGAACCTTACAAAGGTGATTTAAGTTATTCAGAGGTTCTTAAATATGCACCCTTAGACGTTGTACTACCTGCTTCGGTTTTTTTTTGGACTTTAGGAATAGAATTAATAAGCAGTACGCTGTACTCTTTGGAGAAAATGAAGAACAAAACCCATATTCAGAGAATGTTCAATTCTCAAAACAATGGGGATGGTATAGCTCAATCTATCACGTCGCTCAAGGAGACATTAGAAGATTTGACGAAGTTACAGGGCTCGGGCTTCATCAGTGCTTAACATTTTTAACCTTCGAACAACAAAAAAGCAGAATCGAGGTTAAACAATTAAAGCGATCACATGAAAAACTATTATAACCTATCTACATTATTGCACGATTCAATACTTGCAGACCCATTAGTGAATAGAGTAACGAAGGGCAGCCTTGATAAGATTACCAATGCTAAGCAAGATATGTATCCACTTTGTCACATTATATTCAATGATGTAGCATTTAGAGGTAATACAACGGTGTATAATGTTTCATTGGTTATGATGTCAATAGTAGATATTAGTAAAGACGATGTAACGGATATTTATAAGGGTAATGACAATGAGGATGATGTGTTAAATACTACGTTAAGCATACTTAACAGGATATTTGAGAGAGTAAGACGTGGAGATATTAACGACGCTGGCTATGAAGTATTAGACGATACAGCAAGTTGCGAGCCTTTTGTGGACCGTTTCACCGATGCTGTTGCAGGTTGGACAATGACCTTTGACATATTAGCACCTAACGAAATGACAATATGTTAGCAGATTTAAGGGAGTCGGGTTTACAAGCTGCTTTAGATAAGTTCAAAACTTCGGTAATAAAACAAGCTCGTACTAACTTAACTAAAGGACGTGCGCCTTTTGGGAGCCACAACAACACACGGAGGCTATACAACTCTTTAAAAGGTGAAGCAAAGGTTTACGCTAAAGGATATTACCTTAATTTCCAAATGGAGGAGTACGGTAACTATCAAGACAAAGGGGTGAGGGGTAAACGTTCAAACGCGCGCGCGCCAAAATCACCGTATAAATTTGGGAGCGGAACGGGAGCAAAAGGAGGATTAACGGAGGGAATACAACGATGGGTTAAAGCACGTAAATTTCAATTTAGACAGCGCGACCCCGAAACAAAGAAGTCAACGGGTAAATTCTTATCGTACGATGCGACAGCATGGATAATAACACGTTCAATCTACGCTAAAGGGTTAAGACCGACTTTGTTTTTCACTAAACCATTTGAAGCAGCTTACAAACGTTTACCTCAAGAATTAGTCAATGACTTAAAAATAGATTTAGAAAAGATTTTTAACTATTCAATTAAACAACCGAAATGATTAGAGCAAGGTCACCGTATATTATTAGTATTAATGAAACAAGTCAAGTTAGTACAAAGATTGAATTGTTTATTAGCTTCGGTGCTTTAGGTTCAACTCCTACTTTAAGCTACACACTTAGTAAAGCAATTCCTGCATCGAATGCGCCAACAACTTACTACGATATCGCGCCATATATTCGTGAATACTTTGACCACACGGCATACAGTAACGTTACAAGTTTAACGGCTGCAGTTAGTTATACGTGTGTTGATAAACTTAATGTAAGGGTAAAGAGATATAAGACCGTTGGTACTACAGAAACATTAGTAGACACAACTGATTACATTGCAACTGATGGGTACTCAGAGTTTGCAGATAGTGTTAATTATAACGGTGGTAATTACTTGTTAGACCAAAAAAACTATTATTATCATAGTGGCGCGAATGCAGGTTTTATTATGGTTTACGTTGCAGCATCTGATAAAATAAGATGGACAAATGTAACCGATAGCATTGTTTATTTAAGCGCATCTTTAGCTTTAGGATTTTATTACGTGCCACGTTGCTATAATTCAGAGTTTACAAAAGAATATAAAGTTGAGGTTATAAATAGTTCAAACGTAGTTCAAGCTACATGGACATTTAAACCTGTTGAAGAATGTTTGTATACACCTGTAAAGGTTGACTTCATAAATAAACATGGAGCGTTCCAACGTGAATTCTTTTTCAAAGCGTCAAACGATAATATCGAAGTAACAAATAAAGATTACAACTTAATGCAACCGTATAATTATAGTTTGACCGGTGGACAACGTACAACGTATAACCAAAACGGAACGCAAAGTATAAAGGTCAATAGTGGATGGGTAGAGGAAGACTTTAAGGACAATTTAAAACAATTGATGCTAAGCGAAAAGGTATTAGTAGATGAAAAGCCTGCGATACTTAAAACTAAGTCGATTGAACTAAACAAGTCGCTAAACACAAAACAGATAAATTATAGTTTGGAGTTTGAATTTGCTTATGATTTAATTAATAGCGTTGTATAATGAGACAGGTAGACGTATATATAGAAGTTATTACGGATTCAAATAACTATGAAAAGTTAGAGTTGTTTAACGATGAAGAAATTCAGATTAATAGTTCAATCCAAAATGTTCAAGACCTTGCAAAGGTTTACACTGATTTCACGCAGTCGTTTACTATCCCTGCATCGCCACGTAACAACAGACTATTTGAACATTTTTATCAATCTGATGTAAATGCAAATGACAACCCTAACATTAAGCGTAACGGATTTATAGAGATAGGCACAATACCATTTAGAAGTGGGAAAATATCAATTGAGAGTTCTAACATTGTTAAGGGCAGAGTTGAAAGTTATTCAATAACGTTTTACGGAGATTTAACGAGCCTTAAAGATAAGTTTGGAGATAAGACCTTAAAGGATTTAGATTTGCGTTCATATGGGATGAATTACAGCGGTTCAAATGTTAGAGGTCGAATCATAAATACGGTGTCAAACGATTTAGAATTTCCATTAATTACCTCAAAAAGACACTGGACTTATGGATTAGGGACGAGTACTTGCATTGATACAACTGCTGGAGCTATTGTTTACAATGAGTTATTTCCTGCCTTGAAAGTCAAACGTATTTTTGAAGCAATACAAACAGATTTCGGGGTGTCATTTAATTCTAATTTCTTTAATCAAAAGTTATTTACTGAGTTGTTTTTATGGTTAAAGAATTCTAAAGACTTTTTAGCTTATAGTGAGTCGGAAGATGTAACTTTTTCAAGTATTACGGGTACTAATAACATACTACAAGACCCAACAAAAGTAAATATAAATTTAACTCAAAACATAACTATTACAGCAGCATTTACAAGTGCAACAACAGGGATAAGACTATTTGTGGATGCTATACAAGACGGTAAACTTGTAAAAACCACTGAAATAAAAATAGGTAGTTCAGAAAGTGTTTTTAGTAATACTGCTGCATTCACATCTTATGATGTAAAGTTTAGATTAAGAGCGTCAACAGCGGGTACAGCAACTGTAACATTTGGTTTTAAATATCAGTATTATCAAAATACATACAGCGGAATAATACTTACTGATTATGTAACAAATACTGCAAGTAGTGGAGCTGTTACTTTTTCAAGCCCTTATGTTGACCCATCTGTATACGCACCGAACATGAAGATTAGTGACTTTGTTAGTGGTATATTTAAAATGTTTAATCTTACTTGTTACGCTACATCAATAGACAACTTTCAAGTAGAACCTTTAGACGATTGGTATACAAAAGGAGCGGTTGTAGATATTACAGAATATATTGATACGGATGAAATAACAATTGAAAGACATAAACTTTACAAAGAAATATCATTTGATTACGAAAAGTCAGAAAGTTATTTAAACGAAAAATATTTTAATGAAACAACAAACGCAACAAGAGAGTTTGGAAATGTTAAGGAGTCGTTCGCTAATTACGATGGTGGAGATTATAAAATAGATTTACCGTTTGAAAACATTTATTTTACCAAAGAAATAACAAGTACCGTTAACGAGCCGCCAAAAGCATATTTATTAAATGAAGATACAGCAACTGAAAGCTATGACAATAAACCAATATTGCTATATTTAGATTCATATCAAAGCACTTCATTTTACTTTGACGATGGAAGCTCGGAAGTTTTAATTACAGAATACAGACCGTTGTGCAATCAAACAACCTATAACAATAGTGTTTATTCAAATCATTTTTCAACAGAGCCAAGCGCGTTCAATGGTGTGACAATTAACAACTCTTTGTATTCAAAATATTACGCTGGTTATTTACAAAACCTGTACAACCAAAAGAACAGACTTACAAACGTTAAAGCATTGTTTCCTATTTCATTGCTTACAAGCTTAAAGCTAAACGACAGGTTAATTATACGTGACAAACGATATGTGATTAACGAGATGAAAGTAAACTTAACAAGCGGTGAAGTAGATTTGTCATTGATTAATGATTTTAGAGCGGTGGCGAATGTTAACATTCCTGTTCAAAGTGCGTTGCAATCAGTTGTTGAAGTGCCTTTATTTCCGAATGGCTTCCAAGCTTTCGACTATCAAACAGTAGATCCTATTTTAGGGTTGGTGTCAGTTACAACCTCAACAGATGAAGACACGTTAATAAATATTACTATACCTGCCAACACAACGGGGCTTCCTGTACAATGGAGTGTAACAAGAGATTATTTACCTTATTTAACAATTTACCAAGATGCTTAATACAATTATACAACTATTGAAGTCAAACGATTTCTACGGTCAAAGCGAAATTATAGACATCGCTAAGGGCAAATATAAACTTACAACTTCTATTCGCGAAAGCTACAAACAGGCTAAAAGAGAGTTATACTTAAAACAAGCTACAAATGGCAGAAAAGAAAATAATTGAATTAGAGGTTAAGAATAATTTAGGATCACTTAAATCACAATTACGAGAAGCACAGGCTGAAGTAGCTAAGTTATCGGAGCAGTTCGGTGCAACGTCACGAGAGGCGGCAAATGCAGCGAAAAGAGCGGCTGAACTAAAAGACCAAATTGAAGATGCAAAAGCCTTAACAGATGCGTTTAACCCTGACGCTAAATTCAAAGCCTTATCTTCTTCATTGGGTGGTGTTGCGAGTGGTTTCGCTGCCTATCAGGGAGCTTTAGGGCTTGTTGGTGTTGAAAGTAAGAAAGTAGAAGAGCAGCTTTTAAAGGTTCAAAGCGCTATGGCTTTAGCTGAGGGGTTGCAAGCTTTAGGAGGTGCAAAGGATTCATTTATTCAGTTAGCTTCGGTT